GCCGAGCTTGTCTTAATTGACCGGCTGGACATGCTGCTGCCACAGCGTAACGTTGTTTATGATTACTATGGCGTCTCCGTCAAGTGTAGACTGCTGCCAGGAAGGAACGCTACCTACGTATATTATGTGGTGGATCAGGAGTTGTCACCTACGACTCTGAACATATTAGCCATGTTGTCGAGACACTTCTTAGGTAACTACGAAGGCTACTACAATGACTACTGTTCAATGAGCAGTGTGTATGCAGTTCTAGGACAGGCGGACCCGCGACCGCAGTTCACCAGAGCACAACTAAGGGATCTGCCTAAACCTAAGATATCTGGGGACCACCACATACACTTTACAGCGAACGAGATTTACGACGCACTCGAGAGGAGCGGTAAACACGTCAGAGCGAAGGAAGCTTTCAGACTCAGGGGTGAAGTGACGACTAGCTTCGTGGGAGGCGTGATGCTATGGCTGGCTTCTCTGCCCGACACACAGGCTGCTGCGATAATCAACAGTGACTTGCTGGACCAGAGCGGGCCGACGGAGTTCATGAAGTTGGCAAAGAAATTATCTGTACAAGCTAAGTCCCTGCAAAACTTGGTGCCGGAGGACTTGCGGTACATATTCGAAGTGGACGTTTTGGTCAACAGATGTTATGGATCTGTGGACTGGGCCGGAGAGAAAAAGAACCGTGTCGAGCCTAACCTAGCGCAACTGTCCGAGAAGGAAGTGTATGAGGAAGCAGTCAAGCTGTTTACGACACACGATCACACAGCGAAGAAGCCTAGGAATTTCAAGTGGGACGAGTTTTGGGAAGCTAGGTGGCAATGGTCGGCTGCAGGATCTATACACAGTCAGTACCCCGAAGATGTAAAGGACTTGCCGAAGGATAGAGCGCTCAAGAACAAGTTCATTTTGTTATCGACACTGGAGAAGTGTGACATCGGCAAGTTTACCAATAGGAAACCAGAAATTCACGCTTGGTCCTCGACGAAGTACGAGTGGGGTAAAATGAGAGCAATTTATGGCACGGATCTAACCAGTTATGTCCTGTCACACTTTGCCTTCTTCAACTGTGAAGACACATTACCAGCGAGATTTCCTGTGGGCGATAAAGCGAGACCGTCTTTCGTGTCAGCCAGTGTTAGTGCTGTGTTAGAGGGGACTATACCTCTGTGTGTCGACTTCGAAGATTTCAACAGCCAACACTCGAACGACGCCATGGCTGCAGTGGTCCAGGCGTATATAGACAGCTACGCTTCATCACTATCTCCGGAACAGATACTGGCCGCTCAGTGGACTAAGGACTCGATATCGAGGACAGTGGTACACGACAACATGGGAACGGGGACCACCTACGATTCAAAGGGCACTCTGATGTCGGGATGGAGACTTACTACGTACATTAACTCCGTCTTGAATTACATCTACACGCAAAAATTGGTTGCGCGATGTATGACGACCGTACGCTCCGTTCACAACGGAGACGACGTGTTGGCCGGGATCACAAATATGAAAGTGTGCACGAGAATCGTCCGTAACGCTGAGCGATACAACATACGCCTCCAGCGGAAAAAGTGCGCCTTCGGAGGGCTGGCAGAGTTTTTGCGCGTAGATCATATGCGTGGCTCTGGAGGACAGTATCTCTCTCGGAACGTGGCTACACTCATGCACTCCAGAATAGAATCTAAGCTGGCCGTGAGCATCGTGGATGTGGTCGACTCAATGGAAGCACGACTGGCCGAGTTTGTAGAGCGAGGCGGTGACAGGTTAGTGGCAGCTAATCTACGTCACAATTATTATGAACGTATGGCAGAAGCATACGGGCAAACCACCGAGGATCTGTATACGATCAAGGTGACACACAGGGTAGCCGGTGGGATTTCTGAACGTCCCGACGCTCCTGTAAAACAGAGAATAGTTCAGGAAGAAGTAACTCATGAAGTAGAGTTACCTCAGAAGATGCCAGGAATTACAGACTATTCCCTGGCATTACGGCGAAGCCTAGACCTTAAGGTCGATGTGGCTGTCGTCGTCAAGCGAGTTAAGCAAGCGACACTCAACGCTGTTCAAATGGTACGCAGGTACCACGCTGTCGTCACGAACGATAGAGAACAGCAGTACATGGTGTATAGGGCGCTTAACGGGGCTTACTCAGACATCGCTAGCATGCCACTCTTCGGAAAGGCTATGTTAACAGGTTTTGTGTTCGACGTATTGTCGCGGTCACATGAAGCTACAGCACTCAGCAGATTGCTAAGTAGTTCACGAGATCCAATGACATTCTTACGAGTATTGACCTGAGCGATGCGAGTAGGCCAGCCTATTCAGAAC